AGCATTTTTTAATAAGAAATTAAAAAAGTATGGTGTTAGTAGCCCATCTGAATTATCTGCTGCTGATAAGAAAAAGTTTTATGACGAAATCGACGCAGAGTGGGAAGGCGATAACGAAGAGGACTAATGATAACTTTTAAAACATTTTTAGAGTCAGCAGTTGATTTGGAAGATAAGATACGAGATTATCTTATGAAAGGTGGTAAAGGAAAATCTAGGCCGGAAGTAACTGGACTAAGTTTAAAAAACAATATGAAGAAATATGACAAATATAATGAATTGGAAGATTTAATAAAAGAGTTGATTACAGATGGTGAAATAGAATTCAAACTTAATGGTAAGAAGAAAGTTACACGGATGAAAGATTTTTATAAACAACAGTACAAATTAACGAAACCATTTGGCCGTGCTGATAATGACTTCCAACAATCTAATTTAGATAAGAAAAAAGACAGAGCAAAAGAAAAGGGTAGACTTACTATATTTACTCGAAAAAATACTTTTAAATGGATTGGTGGATAAATATGATAACTTTTAGAAATTTTATCAATGAAGCAAAAGATAAGACAGCTGTCTTTGCTTTCGGTCGGATGAATCCTCCAACGACTGGCCATGGTAAACTCATTAAAAAAGTTATGAGTGTGGCAAAGTCAGAGCGTGGAATGCCTATGGTGTTTCCTTCTAAGACAGAGGACAATAAAAAGAATCCTTTAACATATAGAACAAAGGTTAAAGTTCTCAGAGATGTGTTTGGAAGTATTATAAATACTTCAATGGATATAAAAACTCCATTTGATGTATTAGACTATTTAAATAAGAAAAAGTTTTCTAAAGTAGTTTTTGTTGTTGGTAGTGATAGAGTTGTAGAATTTAAAAAGAATATGTCAAAATATGTAGAGAGTGATTTAACTAACATCAAAGATTTTTCAGTAGCATCAGCTGGAGACCGTGACCCTGATGCAGAAGGGGTTAAAGGTATTTCTGGTTCTAAGATGAGAGAGTATGTAAAGAAAGATAAATTTAAAAAATTTGCTAGTGGTTTAATGACAAAGAATTCTAAGCTAGCAAAACAAGTATTTAAAGAATTACAAAAACGAATGAAGTAACGGCTAGTCGGTATCTATTTTTTTAAGGGGATAGTTTTAAAATATCGACTTCAAAAGAAACATAAAAAGATCCCTATAATATAAGGAGGAGACAAATAAATGTTTGATCACTTTGTTGGTTGGGTGAAAAAATTAACAGAGGCTGGTGTATCATTACTCGCATTAGCTATTATCATGCAAGTAATTTTCGGAAAGGCAGTTCCTTTTATCGGTGGTGATGTAATCGGAAATATTACACATATCGTTGGAATGCTTGGTGCGCAAGGTCTTGTTGGACTTGCTTCTGTTGGCGTAATTTATGCTATTTTTAATAAATAAAAGTAGTATAAATAATATTAACTTAACGGAGGAGATAAGTTAAAATGCATCCACATTTAACAAAAATTATGTTTTTTATTCTGGGATGGGGTATAGCAGGTTGGTTGTATCATTAATTTAAAGGAGTATTTACTATGGAAACTATGGTCTTAGGATGGGCCTCATCACAATCTTGGTGGGGAATTTTTACTACAGTTGTTGTTGTTGCCAATGCAGTTACAATGACTTTGAAAGATAGTAAAGCTGTTAAAATTCCTTTCTTAGGAAAAATTTGGCCTGTTCTTAATTGGTTGTCTTTAAATATTGGCAACAATAAGAATAAAAAATAATTGATGGTATGAGGGGGAGTAATCCCCCTTGTATTATTTGAAAGGAGAATTATGAAAGGAAAAATTGCAGCTTATCATCAAAATGTAGGACAGATTTTAAGTGAAGGTAATGTATATAATTTTCATATTAATCAAGTTCAAGGTGGTATTAAAAATCATCAAGAGTTTGAGTTTGAACTTGATGAACATGGTAAAGTAAAAGTAATATATGGTAATGGTGCAGAAGGTCCTTCGGATCATGTTGCGGATGAAAATACAGAAGATACAGATGGAAAAACATTTTTAACGGAGGAAGAATAAAATGGGCTTATGGGGAACAACACATAGTTCGGCAACAAACAAACCCAAGTTTGCACCAGATAATGAAAATTCTGATTATAAAAGAGAAGGCATTTATGCAACAAATTCTGGTTGGGTAAGAGCGGCAGGTACACCTGCAAATGGTAATGACAATGCCAATGCGCAACCTGAAGTTTTAGTTGCTATTGGTGACCTTGCTGGTTCAAGTGCAACAACTGGTTTAAGAACTCCAACAGTAACGGATGTTAGATTTGTTGTAGGAACAACTGCAACTACTGATTTAACTGCTGCTGATTCAACGGCAGGAATAACTGTTGAAGTTACATGGGATGAAGGAGTAACAGTTGTTGGTTCACCAACAGTTGTGGTTGCTAATAATAATGCATCAGGTGGTGGATTTGGTAACTATACTTTGGTCTATACCGCAACAGGTTCAACTGCAAACAGGAAACGATTTACTCTAACAAGTCAAAGTTTGGGTAATACTGATGTTTTGACAGTAGGTGCAAATCCTATCGTTCTAGCCGGTGGAAGTACAATTTCTGATACAGCAGTTGGTGGAACAACCGTTGCAGCTTCATTGGTATTGTCTGGACACACAGTTGCAGTAACAGTAGCATCATAATAGTACCGTAACAGTCAGATGAAATTTTTAGTCGTTTTGCTATGCTTTTTATGGGTTAGTGGTGTGCAGGCAAAATTACATATAAGTGAACCGGAGATACCAAAAGTAAATGAAATAATTAATTGGATTCCCGAGGAAGTCCCACGGACTGTTTCATTTTATATAGATATAGATGGTGATGCTTTAGTTGATGTTATTGTTACATATTCATTAATTGAAGCCTATGCTTGTAGAGAAAATTGTGTTTATCAAATAAAAGATGAAGGTGACCATTGGTTACTTCCGGGTAATCGTTATGTTTACTATGTTATTAAAAGATGGACACTCTGGAAGTATATTGATGATGATGATTGGCGTGGTGAACATAAAACAAATGATTTTATCTACCAGCATTATGATGATTGGTATAATGAGAGATATTTAAAATTATGGCCTGAGATGGCTCCATAAAAGAGGTTTTATGAATTTTAGTGAATTGACACCAGGAAATTATATGATGTTTGCATTGCTTCATTATGATAATCCACATTGTAAAGATATTAAAGAGTTTTTTGAAGATGTAAAAAGACTCCATTATATTCGTAGATTATTTAAAAGATATAGTGAAGATAAAATCTTAAAGGAGAGATTAATTATCAATCATCTTGTTACTTTTTATAATGTTTTTGACAATAAGGCTGCAACACGCATATTATTTTATAAAGTAGAAAAAGAATTTCATCCAATATTAAAAACTTTTTTAGTATATTTAAATAGATTATCTTTAGAACAATATACTGAAATAAGTTTGGATAAAAATATTATAGATAAATTAAGAGGTATGGAATAAATGTCCGCAGTTGTTGATACCTATATCGCATATAGAATTATTACCACATTAGTAAAGCCTTGGAAAGAACAAGATGCTTATGAATTTGGTATTATTGATGAAAAGGGTAAAGTATTAAGAAAATATAGAGAATTAAAAAATAGTAAAGAAAAAGCATCTTATACTTTGTTAATAAGATTTATTTTCAACTTGAAAAGGCTTATGGAAAAAATACCGGGTGGCAAATCTAAGATGGGTTCTTATGCTGTTGCCGCACTGGTATTTCTACGCGAAGAAGCAGAGGACAATAGTGAATTAAAAAAATTACTCGGAGAAGATTATGCCAAAGAAAAATGAAGATGCTCCAGTTAATGCAACAGGAGCAGCCGTAGCAGGAACTGGTGATGATGTTGCACATTGGAAGAAAAAGAAGAAAAAGAAAAAACCTATGTATGATGGAAAGACTATGGATCAGTTACATGACTTAATCAAACAGGGTAAATCTGCTGACGAAATTGCAAAACTTATGAAGCTGGATAAAGACACTATACAAGCATTGATGGAGGAAGATAGTGTTGCACCAATTCAACCAGATTCAACATTTGCTAGTATGCCAGTCTTTAAAGTAAATAATACAGATTTTGCAAAATGTAAATTTGGTAAAAGTAAATTTGCAAGATGGGCTAAACATATTGATGTAAATAGTGAATCAGGTAGACGGATTTATGCATACGCAAAAAAGAATCCCAATAAGTCTATTATTGTTCAACATGAAAAATCAGGTCATATGCTTTATCTTAGGAAGTATTCTAAAACAGATGGAAGTAAATCAGGAATCATGGTAAAAAAGGAGAAATAATGGAATCATTTAAAAATATAACAGAAGCAGCAAAAATGACTCGACAGCATTATCAGATGGTAGCTGATGTAATTGCTAATTTAGATGTTAATATTGGTATTAAAAGAGAAGTTGCGAATGCTTTTGCAGATGCATTTGAACCTACAAATAAATTATTTAAACGTGATAAATTTATTAAAGCAACTAAAGTAAAACCAGGTGATAAGTTAAAAGGTCAGACTATGGCCACATAGGAGAAATAAAAATGTTTTCATTAATTGGTAATATTTTATCAGCGGGGTTAAAGATATATGACAGAGTTCAGAGAAATCAAACAAAACCAAGTTTCAAAGAGTTTCAAGAACGAAAAAAGAAAATGGACAATGCTCTCGCAGATGGTGATGTGGACAATATTGATACTATGTTTGAATGGTTGTCAGACCGCTCAAGGTCAGGTTCGAGTGGTAGGGGAGAGCCAAATAAGTAAATTGCCTAATGGTAATTATGAAGTAACACCTAAATGGATTAAAGATAGATTCGATACTGAAAACTCAATGTTAAAACAATTAGAAGATTGTCAAGAGAGCAGATAAATGTCCGAGAAAGATGAAATGTCCAATGAGAGTAAGATTGCTTATACAGCATTGGGCAAAGATTTAGAGCATCTAAAACATAGAATCACAGAACAAGATAAAGACACAGAGTTCTTAAAGACACATATTTCGTCTAAGCATAAGGAACAAAATGAAAAGGTACAAAAGGTGAATGATAGAATGGATGCTCATATAGCCACAGAAACAGAATTTCAACAAAGGATTCACAAAGAAATCCTCGACAAATTTTCAGAGTTGGATATAAGAATGACTGCTTTGGAAAGATGGAAAGCGGTTATTTATGGGGGAATTATTACAATAGTTACCCTTGCGGGATATATCTTCTCTCAAGCGGATATTGAAATAAAATAAGCTTCCTTGTATAATCATATTTTTTATGTTATAATTGTATTATGAATAATGAAACTCACATTGGGATAGTTGGGGCAGGACGAATTGGGACTGCTATCTACGAACTATTAGTAAGTAGTAATAGTTCATATAAAATCTCTATCGCTGACGAAGCCAATAAAAACTTTCCTGATTTCGTTAAACTTCCCGTAACCAAACCAACATATGAATCAGACGGAACCGGTAAATCAGTACAATTCAAAGAATTTGTTAAAGATAAGTCTGTTATCATTAACGCACTTCCATATACTCAAAACATAGCATTATATCAATATTGTTATGATTATGATGTTCCTTACTTTGATCTATCCGAAGATGAAGCACTCGACAATTATATTAAAGAATTAAAATCTATTCCTTTCACTATGCCACATTGTGGTTTAGCACCTGGGATGTCTACTGTAATAGCAAATGATTTAATTACGGGTCTTGATGAATTACAAGAAGTAAAGATTAGAGTTGGTGCTTTATCACAAGACGCAACAAACAAATTACGATACCATAGCTCGTGGAGTGGTGATGGTTTAGTTAATGAATATATGGGAAATTGTCAAGTAGTACAGAAAGGACAATTTGGTTATGTTCCAGCGTTATCAGGTTATGAGACACTCACTATTAGTGGGAAAGAATTTGAAGCCTTTCATACTTCTGGCGGTATCGGTACCTTTGCCCAAACTCTTTCAGACATATATCCATATGTAACTGCTAATTATAAAACATTAAGAAGAATTGGACATCATAATTATGTTGACTTTTTATTTAATGATTTAAAGATTCCTCAAAATGAACTTACTAATATTTTTAAGAAGCATATTCCCAAAACACGAAAAGATGAAGTTATATTGTATGCGTCTGTTGGTGGTAATATACAGAATGAATATACAGAGAGAACATATTATAAAGTGTTTAGACCTGAAAAAATCAACGGCCGATATATGACGGCTATTGAATATACAACTGCTATTGGTTTAGTATCAATGGTAGAATTATATTTAAATGGTAAACTTTCACAAGACGGATATGTTCAACAAGAGAGTGTTAATTTGAAAGATGTTTTTGCTACCACCTTTGGAAATTTCTACCGTGAGGATATGTGATTTATGATGAGTTATCTTGATGTGAAGTATATTCAGTTGTTATCACCTTTGTTAGAAAAATTTAAGCAGAATCACACAAACCTCTGGAACTTTCGTTGTCCAGAATGTGGCGATTCAAAGAAGCATAAGAATAAGCGTCGTGGTTTTATATATGAGAAGGGTAATAAATACTTTTATCGTTGTCATAACTGCGACTACGGTACCACCTTTAGTAAGTTTCTGGAAAAAGTTAATCCTGTTTTACATAGAGAATACATTGCTGAATTATACAAGGAGAGACAAGATGAACCAAAAGTTATTACACCTCAGTTTGACTTCAAACCAAAATTCAATAAAATTTTACAAGGGTTATCTTCAATTGATTTATTAACAGAAAATCATCCTGCTAGACAGTATCTAGTAAATAGACAGATACCAGAAAAGTATTTTAGTAAACTTTATTTTTGTACGAAATTTAAAGCGTGGACTAATAAGACTATTCCAAATAAGTTTCAGTCTATAGTCCATGATACACCCAGATTGATAATACCCTTCTTTGATGGCAACAATAATATCATTGGTTTTCAAGGAAGGTCGTTTGACCCGAAGGAGCAATTTAAATATATAACAATTAAAATGGAAGGAGTAGAGAACTTAATATATGGCCAAGAAAGACTTGATATTACTAAAAAGAATTATTGTGTAGAAGGACCTTTAGATAGTTTATTTCTACCAAATTGTTTAGCAATAGCTGGTTTAAATTTTAAAGGAGTTAAGTTAAACAGTATTATAGTATTAGATAATGAAAAACGCAACAAACAGATAATGGACGCATTGAAGAAATTAATAATCAATGGTTATAGTGTTTGTATATGGCCAGATAATATAAAAGAAAAGGATATAAATGAAATGATTTTAAGTGGTATGACTCCTCAAGACATTATAGATATTATAGATAATAATACACATTCTGGTCTGCAAGCAAATTTTCAACTTTTCCGGTGGCAAAAATGTTAGGAGAAAACAAATGCTTTTATCAGAACAACAAACAAAGTTTTATTTAGATGAAATGATACAACATTACGGAGAAAAGGAAAATAATACATCAGGTCATTTTTCATGGGAGCGAAGTGAAGCTAGTTATCGTAGAAAAGCTTTTGAAGATATGAAGATGGTACTTTTTGGAGATGATGATAATGGGAGACAACAGAAACAAACTTAAAGCTTCCTCAGAATATGGGGAAATAAAAGAACTTAGAATTGAAATAAGAAAACATCATGTATTACCCGGTGTTAATGTATTAGATTTGATAATGGATGTTGATGGTGAGAAAATTATGGTACAGACTCAACATCAAGACGGTGATGAAGCCTTTCAAAAGTTTGGAAGGGATGCTCTTAAACTTGGTAAAGATTTATCTAAGGATGTTACATTTCTTGGAAGGCCAAAGACACATGGTTAAAGAGCAACAAGTACATGATCACGGTTTTGTAAGACTCATTGATGTAATGGGTGATGATAATTCTATTGCTGATGCGGCACGGGTAAGTTATGGGGAGGGGACTCGCTCCGTATCAGACAATAGAAATCTTATTCGTTATCTTGTCAGACATAAACATACTTCCCCACTTGAAATGGTGGAATTAAAATTTCATTTGAAACTTCCTATTTTTGTAATGAGGCAGTTGGTTAGACATAGAACAGCATCCCTCAATGAATATTCTGGTAGATACTCAATAATGTCAAATGATTGTTATGTTCCTGAATTGGATTATATTCAACCACAATCACAAACAAATAATCAAGGTCGTGGTGATGGTTTATCTAATTCTTGGAAAATAAAATACCAGCAAACGATTCGTGAATTTAAAGATAAATGCTTAACAGCTTATGATTTTTTAATAGGAAATGAATCAGTAGAACATGGTGGTTTAACAAGAGAGTTGGCGAGGACAGTTTTACCAGTATCTAATTATACAGAGTGTTACTGGAAGATTGACTTGCATAACTTTTTTCATTTTTGCAGGTTAAGAATGGATGATCATGCACAACAAGAAATTCAAGATTATGCAAAAGTGATGTATGAAATGGTAAAACCAGAAGTACCTAATTCGGCAGAAGCCTTTGAAGATTATATATATAATTCCGTAACAATGAGTAGAATGGAATTGAATGTTTTAAAATATGCCATGAAACGATTTGCACCAGATATGAGAATGTATATTAAGAATCTTAAACATGCTGAAGGAGAAAATTTTGGGATGAGTAAACGGGAATGGACAGAATTAGATGAAAAAATAAAATAAAGGAAAATATATGACGGAGATGACTGATTATCAAAAATTTATACATTTGAGTAGATATGCTCGGTGGTTAGAAGATGAAAATAGGCGCGAGACATGGGAAGAAACTGTCAAGAGATATTTTGATTTTTTTGAAAAACATCTAAAAGGAAAGACAGGAGTAAAGAGTGGTAGAAAAGAATTAGAACAAGCAGTATTGAATATGGATATTATGCCGTCTATGAGGTCATTGATGACTGCCGGAGAAGCCTTGGAGCGTGATAATGTTGCTGGATATAATTGTGCATATTTAGCGGTTAATAGAGTAAGAGCATTTGATGAATGTTTGTTTATTCTTATGTGTGGAACTGGTGTAGGATTTTCTGTTGAACGGAGAGAGGTGGAAAAATTACCAGTAGTTCCAGATGAGTTTTATGATACAGATACAACCATTGTTGTTGCAGATTCCAAAATTGGATGGGCAAAGGCATATAAAGAATTAATATCCATGTTATATGCAGGACAAATACCAAAATGGGATTTAACAAAAATACGAAAAGCCGGTGAAAGATTGAAAACTTTTGGTGGTAGAGCTTCAGGACCTACACCCGTGGATAATCTTTTTCGATTTACGATTGAAACATTTAAGCAGTCTCTTGGTAGAAAACTTAATTCTATGGAATGCCATGATATAATGTGCAAGATTGCCGAGATAGTTGTAGTCGGTGGAGTTCGCAGGTCTGCATTGATTTCTTTGTCTAATCTTACAGACGAAAGAATGAGAAAAGCAAAAACAGGACAATGGTGGTTGGATAATACTCAGCGTGCATTGTCTAATAATTCTGTTGTCTATACAGAAACACCTGATGTAAATATATTTCTTAAAGAATGGATGGCATTGATTGAATCTAAATCAGGTGAAAGAGGTATCTTTAATCGTGAAGCTGCAAAAAAACAAGTCGAGAAACTTGGTGATCGTAGAGATAATAATTATAATTTTGGTACTAACCCTTGTTCCGAAATTATTTTAAGAGATAAAGAATTTTGTAATTTAACCGAAGTTGTTGTTAGACCAGAGGATACTCCAAAGACATTAAAAGAAAAAGTTAGACTGGCTACTGTACTTGGAACTTGGCAAGCAACATTAATTGATTTTCGTTACTTGTCAAAAGAGTGGAAATCAAATTGTGAGGAAGAAGCATTGTTAGGGGTATCATTAACTGGTATAATGGATAATCAATATACTAATGGAACATATGGTAAAGATAAAAGTTATCAATCTTATCAAACTCAAGTCCCTGGCCTTTTGCGTGAATTAAAACTTATTGCTATAGAAACAAATAAGAAAGTTGCAAAGCAATTAGGTATTAATCCATCTGCAGCTATTACTTGTGTTAAACCATCAGGAACTGTTTCACAATTAGTTGATGCAGCTTCTGGTATTCATACAAGACATGCTCCATATTATATTAGGACAGTTCGTGGTGATAAGAAAGATCCTATTTGTCAGTTTATGGTTGAAAATAATATTCCATATGAAGAAGATGTTACTAAGCCAGAACATACTTGGGTATTTTCATTTCCTTTTAAGAGTGATAAGAGTGCTATTTGTAGAAAAGATAAAACTGCATTAGAACAATTAGAGTTCTGGAAATTGTATCAAGAACATTGGTGCGAACATAAACCATCTGTTACTATTACAGTTAAAAATGAAGAATGGATTGAAGTAGGTGCGTGGGTTTATAAGAATTTTGATATGATTTCTGGTATTTCATTTTTACCATATGCAGACCATTCATATAGACAAGCACCTTATCAAGATTGTACAAAAGAACAATATGAAGAATTTATTAAAACAATGCCAAAAAATATAGATTGGACAGGACTTAATAAATTTGAAGAGGAAGATCATACTAGAGGGTCGCAAGAGTATTCTTGTACTGGAGATAAGTGTGAGATTGTGGATATTACAGGAGGTTAATCAATGGATGAATACGAAGTAAGATTTTATTGTGATTCTTGTGGTCATAATTTTTGTTTAGAATTGGATGATGATATGCCATCACCGAAGTTTTGTATATTTTGTGCTTCACCTGTTTATTTTAGAGAAGATGATTATGAAGATGAGGATGATGGATTCCATTTATGACTTCAAAGAGTAAAGCTAAAGGTTCTGGTTGGGAAAGAGATGTTTGTCAAACTTTATCAGAATTATATGATGATAACTTTATGAGGGTTCCAAACTCCGGTGCATATACTGGAGGAATGAATGCTCATAGAAAAGATGTATTAACAACTGAACAGATTAAACTTTCTAAAGGGGATATTATTCCTCCAGTATCATTTTGTAATTTTGTAGCAGAATGTAAAAACTATGCAGATTTTCCATTTCATCAAATAATAAAAAAAAGTAGAATAGCTTTATTAGATACATGGATAGATCAAGTAGAAGCTGATTCTACATCAAAGGACCTTTGGTTGTTATTCATAAAGATTACTAGAAAAGGTACTTATGTTTTATACGATACAAAAAAGTTAAAACCATTATTGTATGGTGTAAGATATAGAAATTATTATATGTGTGAAATGTCTTTCTTTTTTCAAAAGTATAAAGATAATTGTTATAAACAATGGATTAATTTGATATGATAAAAAATAAAAAGATTAATATAGCATTTAATGGATTTGGTAGAATTGGAAGAAATCTAGTTCGTAAGTTAATAGCTGATGATAGATATAATATTGTTGCGATTAATGCAAAAACAACAACAGAAGTAAGAGCTCATCTTTTTAAGTATGATTCTATTTACGGACATTTTAAAGGTGAAATATCTTATGAATTAGATAATCTAATTATTAATGACCATATAATCCCAAATTTTGATAGAAGAACTCCAGCAAAATTACCTTGGGGGGAATTGGATGTTGATTATGTTATAGATTGTACTGGTAAATTTACAAATAAACATGATCTGGAACAACATATAGAAGCTGGTGCAAAAAATGTTTTAGTAACATCACCAGCAAAAGAAGTTGATGCAACATTAGTATATGGAGTAAATGAAACAGATTACAAAGTCAAAGAACATAATATTGTTTCCGCATCATCTTGTACGACTACTTGTTTAACACCTATATTAAAAGTATTACAAAATACCTATGGCATTAAACATGGTTTTGTTACTACGATACATTCTTTTACATTAGGACAAACTTTGTTAGATTCTTCTCATCCAGATTTACGAAGAGCAAGAGCTGCATCACTTTCTATGATTCCTACAACTACTGGAGCAGCCAAGAATGTCGGAATTGTTATACCAGAATTAGAAGGTAAATTAGATGGTCAAGCTATTCGAGTTCCTGTTCCTGATGTTTCTTTATTAGATATGGCAGTTGAATTGCAAAAAGATGTTGATGTTGATTCTTTACATGAGGTCTTTAATAAAGAAGCAAAAAGTAAAATGAAAAGTATTATTAATGTTTCCTGTGAACCTTTAGTTTCGGTGGATTATATCGGTAATTCATATTCTGCAATTATAGATGGTTTATCGACTAAAGTTATAAATAAAAGATTCATTAAACTGGTTGCTTGGTATGATAATGAGTATGGCTATTGCTGTCGAGTGCTAGATTTGCTTAAATATCTGGCGGGTAAAATACCACAACCAACCCCTAGTAAATAAAGGATTTATAAGTCCTTATTTTACAAGGAGTTAGATGGATGTCTCATAACCCCTTTAAAAACAATAAGTTACAGTCGTATTTTTTCCTTGTATCTTGAGGCTATTATCTGTATAATAGTGATATAATTGTAGAAGGATGAATATATGGAGTAAGTATTATGAAATGGATTCTTTATGTAGTATTAACCGTTTTTTTAGAAAATGGTGAGCCTGCACAGCATGAGTTTAAATTGACATTTAATGAAACTAGACATTGTACCGAAATGAAGAAGGTTTTTGATGTTGGTATATCATTTTGGCGTTTAGCACATGATAGTCAAATTGTTTATAAAGGACAATGTAAACAAGTAGTACCTATTAAAAAAATTGAAAGGAGTCTTTAATATGGCAAGCTGTGTTTCTTGTGGAAATGAGTATAGTATAGCAAGAAAAGAAATTGGATATAGAACCTGCTTACCATGTGGAGATAAAACAGCAGATAAACAGATCAAAGAAAAAGCAAGCAGATGTATGCCAGCATTTAATAAAGGTGGTTATCAGTATGTTCAAGATGTTAAAACTATTTTAAACTATAAAGGAAAACGAAAATGAGTATTTGGGAAGATGAATGGGAAGATTATGAAAAAGATAAGTATGATTTTGAAGAATGGTTAGATTCTTTAGAAGGTGAAGGTACAGACGAAGAAAAATATAATAAGTATCAGAAAGCAGAATATGAAAAATGGTTGGATGATAATGCTGACGAAATGGCAGAACAGCATAAAAATCCAGAATATCCAGAATGGGTCATTAGTACACCAAAATATACAATGACTGTTTCTAATAATTGAGGTCGATATGTTACAAGTTTGGGCAAAATGGTTAGTTAATGATTGGAAATATAACCGTTTCCGATTAATATGTGAAACACTTGGTTCATTAGCATTTATTTTAATTTATCTGTTAATGGCTTGGTATGGTGATGATGTTTGTATTACCACGATTTTTATAATTCAGTTGGTTGGTTCAACATTACATATTATTAATGCTTATATGAGAAGTAGTGTTAATTTGATTATGTTGAATACTATTGTAATTCTAATTGCTTTATTTGGATTAGGTAAAATACATTTGTGGGGTGAAGGAGAATTTATATTATGGTAGCCAAAGTATATGATATTATGTTATGCCAAGATGGTATTACACGAGCAGTTGAAATTGTTAATGGTTCACCTAAAGATCCTAGTTATGTGAATCAATGGAAAAAACCAAAAGAAGAAAAGAAAGAAAAGCCAAAAGTAAATATTCAAGATAGAATCAGAGAGCAGATGGAAGAATATATTGGCCAAATTGAAGGAAAGGTTGATGACTTTATTGAAAGTAATTACACACTTAAATATGATTGTTATGCTCATTTAAACGATCTTGGATGTAAGAGTGTTCATGCACGAAAAATGAGACCCTTTTATGTAGATTGTTATAATGAACTAGTAGATGTATATAATAAAGATGATGAATATTATATGGAATCTTGGAGTCATTTAAAACCAAAGTATCATAAAAAGATGATGGATTTTTATGGTGTAATTTGTGATGATATTGACCGACTGATTAAAAATGCTACGGCTCAAAGAAAGCCTAGAAAGAAGAAAACTCTTTCTGCAACAAGATTAGTCAGTAAATTAAAATATCAACAAGACTTTCCTGATCTTAAATTGGTTAGTATTAATCCAGAAAAGATTATTGGTGCGAGTGAACTTTGGATTTATAATACCAGATATAAAACACTTGGTGTATATTATGCAGTTAATGTTAATCGAGGATTATCTGTTAAAGGTTGTACTATACAAAACTTTGATAAAGATACATCAATCCAAAAAACTGCAAGAAAACCACAAGAGGTTCTTGAGGTTTTAAACAAACGCTCTTTGAAGAAACAGTTAAAAGAGATGAAAACCAAAGAGCAAAATATGACGGGTAGAATTAATTCCCAAACGATACTACTAGGAGTATTCTAATGCGTTATTTTTTATTTTTATATGTTGTATTCACATTATTATTTACACCATTGACTATGGCAAAGGATGTATTCATGTCAGTATCGGATTTAGTTGTTTATCAAGTCCATCAAGTTACTGGTGTCTTTGAGACAGTTCATAAAGCTGTTGACGAAAGGTTTGAACTACATTCAGACGAAAAGTTTAAAGAAGAACACGGAGTAGAAAGAAATATTGAAAAATCACTTGAAACAATTAAAGAGAAAATAAAAAAGATGGAAGAACCAGTAGCATGAAAGATAAATTCATACAAGCTCATTTACAGGTAGCCAGGATTTACGGACAGTTATCAACGGCTAAAAGATTAAAAGTTGGTTGTATTATTGTTAAAGATGATAGAATCATTTCTATTGGATATAATGGAATGCCAAGTGGTGCTTCAAATGTTTGTGAGAAGGATGGTGAAACTAAACCAGAGGTACTTCATGCAGAAGCTAATGCTATTTTAAAATTGGCTAAATCAAATGAGTCTGGTTTAGATTCATATATGTTTACTACTTATGCACCATGTTTGCATTGTGCTAAATTGATTCTACAATCAGGCATAACGGAACTTTACTATGAATTAGATTATAAGAATACAGAGGGGATAGATGTTTTGAAAAAATATTCCCATGTAAAGATTCATCAATATGAATCAGAAAAGGAATTTTTACAATTTATTGACGAAGGACTATTACCATACTCACATTGAAAGGTTATATTATGAAGCGTGAAACATTGATTAAGAATTTGGAAAAGAATGTAATGCAAATAACATTTAATAAAGTTAATGGTGAGGAAAGATTAATGCATTGTACCTTACATGAAACTTTTATTCCTGAAACAAGTGTTAATAACAAAAAAAAGAATAATGAAGTATTACCAGTATGGGATGTTGATATAGGAGCTTGGAGGTCATTTCGTTTAGATTCTGTAACAAATGTAACTAAACTTGAGGTGATTTAAATGATACTTATTGATTTTAGTAATGTAATCGTTGGTTCGATTATGGTGGCTCATAAAGTACCTAATGAAGAACGATTTAGTGAAGATTTTATTCGGCATTTAGTATTGAATAGTATTAGAGCATATCGAAATAAATACAAAAGTAAGTATGGTGAGGTTGTAATATGTACTGATTTTCATTCTAGTTGGAGGAAGAATATTTTTCCATATTATAAAGCCCACAGGAAAGTAGCGAGAGAAAAACAAAAAGAAGAAAAAGGCATGGATTGGAGTGCTTTATTTGACACAATAAGTAGAATTATTGAAGAAATAGATACTTATTTTCCATATAAAGTGGTAAAAGTCCCCCATGCTGAGGGAGATGATGTAATTGCCGTACTTTCCGCGGCAATTCAAGAAAAAACCTTGATTATTTCAAGTGATAAGGACTTCTCTCAGTTGTATAAATATAAATGGGTAAAGCAGTTTTCACCAATGAAGCAGAAAATGCTTAATGGAATAGATCCCAATGAGTATTTAAAAGAACATATTATTCGTGGAGATAAAGGAGATGGTATTCCTAATATTTTATCTGCGGATGATTGTATTGTAAATGGTGTAAGACAGAGGCCTATATCCAAGAAGAAAGTAGCAAATTGGATGGTTCAAGACCCGAAAGAATTTAAAGATGATATGAAACGAGGATGGTTGAGAAACAAAATATTAATTGATTTTGATTTGATTCCAAAAGATATTTCTGATGCTATTTTAAAACAATATAATGAAGAAAAGAAATATCAACAAGGCCAGTTAATGAATTATTTTATTAAGAATAGATTGAAATATCTTATGGAAAATATGGGAGATTTTACAAGATGACAAAATATATATCAGAGTTATTTGAAGAATTTGAAAAATTGAAATCAAGAAAAGCAAAGCTGGAATTTTTAAAAAAACATAAAGATAATGTTATGTTTAAAGCAGTTTTGCAAGGAACATTTGACCCTAATATTCAATGGCATTGTACAAAAGAGTTTCCGTCGTATGTTCCAGATGATGCTCCACTTGGTTTGAATCCTTCATCATTATTGAGTGAGATTCCCAAATGTGGTGTATTCGCTGTTGGTCATTCAAAGTCAAAGAATGTAACATCAAAACGAATGACTGAATTATTACTTCAAGTATTGGAGTCTATGCATCCAGCTGAGTCAATGATCTTTGAACAAATGATGAAAAAGAAACTTAAAGTAAACGGCCTAACTGAAAAATTAGTCCTAGAAGTGTTTCCAGATTTATATAGAAAGGTATAAAAAATGGATATATCCGTTGAAGGAGATTTAAAAACAATCGTCAATTTTGTTGCAAAAGGTAAAAAAACTGCAAAAAAATATGATGCTTTTGTAATTGAAGGTTTCCATGAAAAATATATTACTGTTGATGTTGAAGAATTATCAGATTCACCATTAGTTTTGAAGTGGGATAGCTTTATGTATTCCGGTGAAATTTTTGGTAATAAATTGTCTTGTGATTATAAAGTAAAACGGAATTTTACAGCCACAAAAGTAGCGCAAGGTTCAGATCAACCATCTGTTGTTGCAAAACGAAAGGTAAGTGGTAGGCCAATAAGTCAACAATAAGGAGGGGTAGTGTGTATATTTCCAAAGATAATTATATTATTCAGGAAATCCGAAACCAGACTAAAAATGAATTTATTCCAACAAAAAGTGTAATAACAAGATGGTTTAATATATTTAATGAAGAAATATTTAGTGATAAAATAAATCCTTTCCATGAAATTGAAATTAAAAGAAAACAAGGTTGTCATGCTGAGCATATTGCATTGGAAGAACAGGATGGATATATGTATGGGGTTCTTTCAATGAATGAAAGATTTAATGATAAGAATGAATTTTTATTTACATTAGCACATGAGATGGTTCATCAATGGCAATGGATGAATTTAAATAGAACAGACCATGGCCAATCGTTTTGGAAGTGGAAAAGTAGATTGGCAAAATTTGAAATACCATTGGGGGAAAGTATTTAATGCCAATATATAATTTTGAATGTACTAAGTGTGAAAATGTATTTGAATCATTTCAAACAATTGCTAATATGGATAAGCCATTAAAGATGCCTTGTCCTTCTTGTTTGAAAGATGGTTATATGATACGGATAGTGGGTTCACCAAGTTTAGGTGATATTTTAAAACTTGAAACAACACAAAAATCAACCAAACCATCAAACATTTTTAATGATAGGTTGAGAGAAATTAAAAAAAATTATCCCGGAAATACAATAGAGGTTAGAGAATGAAGAAATTTTGTTTAATGTTTATACTGTCATTTTTTATTATGGCAGCAGGTCCTAAAACAGCTGTAGGTCTTAAAATGGTCGCAGGTCCTTTAACACCTGAATTAGGTATGTATGGTAATGGTGAAGGTGGCACTAAAAAAGAACAACCAGAACAAATAAAACCATTGAGTGATATTATGGTTTATTGTAATACAAGAAAGTTTGTAGATAAAATGGTTCAAGAGGGGTATCGCTTGAAGCAAGCAGCAAAGGGTTTAGTCAATGACGAAAAACATAAAGATTTATTGGAATTCCAATTGTGGATGAACCCAATCAATAACCAATGGGCTACTGTATTTGTTTATAAAGAAATTGATAAAAGTTGTATAGTAGGTGGTAATCATATAGTATTGCGGAGTCCATAAGAAAGGAGTAAGTTCATGTATAAAAAGCTTATAACTTATACACTTACATTATTTTTGTTATGTTTTTCGCAAACAGCATATTCACATCATACACCGACAACAGCTGTAATTGAACAAATTATGCCAGTTGTTGTTGATGTTGTCTCAAAGAGAGATGACATTCAAAAACAGAACAAAGATTTATTTCAAAAAGGATTTGTTCCTTTTAATAAACATAATGTAGATGATACTGAACCCGTAAAAGCTGGTTCAGGATTTGTTATTAGTAGTGATGGATATGTGGTAACAAATGCTCATGTAATTTTGAATATCGTTGATAAGAAAGGTTCTACTCATCTTACTTTTAAAAACGGTGAACAATATGAAGCAGACCTAATAAATTATGATAGAGAGTCTGATATTGCTTTATTGAAAATTAAAGATGATGGTTCTTTTCCATTCGTAAAGTGGGGCAATACACCTGAAGTGGGTGAAAAATCTATAGCAATAGGTTCGCCGATGAATTTATCATTCACGGCAACATTTGGTACTATATCAGCTATTAATAGATTTGCTCCATCAGCACCACCTTATGTTCCGTTTATTCAAACAGATGCCGCAATGAATCCCGGAAATTCTGGTGGCCCTTTATTTAATAGTCATGGAGAACTTATAGGTATTAATACCATGATTATATCAGCTGGTAGTGATGCTGGAAGTATTGGACTTGGTTTTGCTATTGATGGTGATTATGCACAACATATTATTAAACAATTAAGAACAGGTGAAAAAATAATAAGGCCATTAGTCGGTATTGTATTTCGAGGAGCTACAAAGAAAGAGTATAAAGATATTGAAAATGGTGTAGGATCTTATATAGAAGAAATTGTACCATTTAGTCCGGCTGACAATCTTTTAAAGACGGGTGATATTATTTTAAAAATTGATGGTGTTGATGTTAAAGTGAAAATGTTAGCTACAGAAATAGCTATAAGAAAACCAAACACAGATGTTGTTTTTACTATAATTCGTGATAACCAGTTAAAAAACATTACTGTTAAACTTGGAACAAGAACAAAATGAGAAAACAATTTAATCATGTAGATGACCTTGATGATTTACAAATTCCAGAGAGACAAACAGTAAAGGGTGAAAGAAGATATGTAACACCAGAAGGTAATATATATCCATCCATTACAACTATTCTCGGCAGTCAACCAAAGCCGGGTTTAGTTGAATGGAGGAAAAGAGTTGGTGATATAGAAGCTAATAAAATAATGAAAGAGG